TTTCGGGATATCAACTCCTGAAAAGTTGAAGTGGTTAAAATCTTCTATCGGATGGTGTACGAAGGCTGTTGATTCGTTAGCTGATAGATTATCATTTCGAGGTTTTGAAAATGATAGTTATGGGGTGAATGAAATATTTGAAAACAATAACAAGGATATTCTATTTGATTCTGCAATACTTGAAGCGTTGATATCTTCTTGCTCTTTCATTTACATCGAAAAATATGAAGATGATGTTACTTTGAACTTATTCAGCGCAACAGAAGCAACTGGAGATGTTGACTTAAAAACTGGATTAATGAAAGAAGCATACCTTGTTTTGGATAGAAATGATTATGGACTCCCGAAAGAAAAGTTATATCTTATGCCATATCAAACTGTTTTGATGGATGAAAAATCAAATATCATCACAGTAGATAAACATGTATCAAAACATCCCATGATTGTCCCTGTATTAAACAGACCAGACTCTGTAAGGCCTTTCGGACGGTCCAGAATATCAAGAGCATGTATGGATTACTGCGCATCTGCCATCAGAACGATTAAGAGGAGTGAAATATCAGCGGAGTTCTACTCATTCCCTCAAAAGTATATCAATGGGATCGCTGAAAATGCGAAGATTGACAAATGGAAGGCTGCGATGTCTTATGTTATGACTATCACAGAATCAGATGATGGGAGTAAGCCTCAGATAGGTCAGTTCACACAACAATCAATGGCCCCTCATGTCGAACAGCTTAAGATGTTCGCTTCTCTGTTTGCTGGTGAAGTTGGTTTAACATTGGAGGATATCGGTTTTTCTACTGGAAATCCTGCGAGTGCTGAAGCGATAAAAGCATCTCATAACCAGATGATGTTGACTGCGATGAAATGCCAAAAGAAATTTGGGTCAGCATTCTTAAATGTCGGGTATTTAGCGGCATGCTTAAGAGATGGCATTCCTTATGAGCGAAAAAAATTCAGTGAATTAAAACCAATATGGGAACCATTATTCACGCCTGATTCAGCGATGTTGTCAGGTCTTGGAGATGGGATTATTAAAATCAATCAGTCAATACCAGGATATTTTGATAAAAACAATGTATCTGTATTAACAGGCATTGAAGCATCGAGTGGAGGTGATACACTTGACAGATATCGTACCAGAGTTGATGGCGAAAATTCAGAAACAGTTTGATGATGCTTTCGATAAAAGTGAAGTCATCAAGCTGAATTTCGCAAGGATAAGAGATGGAACTGCGACTCATGATGATTCGTATAGATTTGCAAGAGAGTTAGGAAATATACTCAAACAGTCGTTGAATGATAATTTGAGTGCTGAAGTGTTACCTGATGGCAAGATGTATTACAACATTGCTGAAAGGATATTGAGTGAAACATTAGGCACGAATTACGAGCTTATTTCAGCCAATACAGCCAACATCCAGACGGTTTTAAATAATGAATCAGGACTTGCTATTAAAGGCGTTAAAAGCGATTTAAATAGCGATAAAGTCAAAGGGATAATCGATAGAGTATCAAACGCTGATGATTTTGAAGATATTCGATGGATGATTTGCGACCCTATTGAGAATTTCAGTGAATCGATAGTAGATGACACCATACATGCATGCGCTGATTTCTTAGAAAAAAGCGGGATAGAAACTTATGTCGTAAGAACCGCATCTGGCGGTTGTTGCGAATGGTGCAATAATCTATCAGGCGTGTATGAGTATGATACAATCGCATTGAATCATCATGATATTTGGAAAAGACATGAATCGTGTCATTGTCAGGTTAATGTCAAAACAAACAAATATGGAAAACTTGAAAAAATGAGACGAACAGGAAACGCATTTATTGGTTAGGAGGGTTATATGGCTACCGAAAAGAGATTTGGTCGTCAAACCCCCACACAATCTTTGATTCTTCCTTATGAAGAAACGCATGGACCGGAAGCATCTGAATTTTATAGAGAATCAGGCAGAGAGCCACAGCCTTGGCAAGATGCTCTCATATACGATATCCTATCGGTTAATGAGGAGGGCTTGTACACTCACACAAAATTTGGATATTCCGTACCAAGACGAAACGGAAAAGGTGAAATTATCACAATCCGAGAGCTTTACGCATTAATGACTGGTGAAAAAGTCCTTCACACAGCGCATCGAACAGCCACATCAAGTTCAGCTTCATTGAGATTAGCAAATCTTTTAAAATACGCTGGCTATACTGAAGTTATTCGCATGAAAAAAGGCGAAACATACGAAAATTCATACAGTTATTCGAAACAGTTCGGATTGGAGCGTATAACGCTTATTGATACTGGTGGAACTGTTGATTTTCGTACTCGTACTTCAAAAGGCGGTTTAGGTGAAGGATTTGACCTTCTAATTGTTGATGAGGCTCAGGAATACACGGATGATCAACAGTCAACACTTCAATATGTTGTATCTGACAGTGCTAATCCGCAGATTTTGCTCTGCGGAACACCGCCAACGATGGTATCTTCTGGTACAGTTTTCGAGAAATTAAGAAACGAATGCCTTCAAGGCAAGACAGAAGATACAGGTTGGGCAGAATGGTCAGTAGATGCTCAGAGCGATGTAAATGATGTTGAATTGTGGTACGAAACAAATCCTGCTATGGGTTTTCAGCTGAACGAAAGAAAAATCAGGTCAGAAAACAAAGCAGATGATATTGACTTCAATATCCAGCGTTTAGGGCTGTGGATTCAATATAACCAAAAGTCCGCAATCACTAAACAAGAATGGATTAATGTTAAAGTCAATGAAAAGCCACAATTCAAAGGAAAGATATACGCTGGTGTGAAATACGGTCACGACGGCAACAATGTTTCACTCGGAATCTGCGTTAAAACATCAGATGATAAGAATTTTATAGAAGTGATAGACTGTCAACCAATTAGAGCGGGTAATGACTGGCTTATTGAATGGATTTTAGCAATGAATCCAGATAAGGTTGTTATAGATGGGTCAAGTGGTCAAAATATACTCGCTGATAAGCTTAAAGAGAAAAAATACAGGCATTATTTACTTCCAAAAGTAGCTCAAGTCGTATCGGCTCACACAACTTTTGAACAATGTCTTGAAAATGGGTTATTATGCCATAACGGACAGCCATCTCTTGAACAATCCGCATCGAACTGTGAAAAGCGCATCATAAGTTCTGGAGGATGGGGATATCGTTCAATAAAAGACGGCGTTGATGTTTCGCTCCTTGAATCCGTCATCCTGGCTAATTGGGCATGCGTTGAACAGAAAGAACGGAAGAAACAAAGAATAGATTATTAAAGCACCTTATCAGGTGTTTTTTTAATATAAAAAATACGCTACCACAGCGGAAACAGTGGGGAAAGGCAGAATTATAATGAGTTTTAAACCAATCGAAACACAGGAACAATTTGATGAAATGATTAAAGAACGCATCGGGAAAGTGAAAGAATCAGTCAGAAAAGAGTATGAAGGATATATTTCACCAGAACAATACGAAGCGTTCAAAGGGTACATATCCCCGGAAGATATGGATGCTAAAATTAATCCTATGTTAGAACAAATTCAAAGCCTGTCTGGTTCTTTAGAATCAGCAAACGAAAAGATAGAAGCATTGGGTTTGGATATAACTAAAAAAGATCAGGTTATATCTGATAAGGATATTGAAATCAAAGGCAAAGATATTTATTTGATGAAACTTAACGCTGCTATCAAGTATGGAATACCAGTTAAAATTTGTGACAGAATCAACGGTTCAACAGATTCAGAAATCGACTCAGATGCTCAAGATGTTTCTCAATACATGAACAAATCATTCTCACCATTAAGAAACATCGAACACAAAGAGCCTGTTGATGGTGTCACAAAAGCATTCATGGATTTAAATCCAAATATTAAATTGACAGATTAGGAGATTAAAATATGTCAACAGAATTACAAAACAGATACTCAAGACTTATTGAGGAAAAACTTCGTTCAGAATCTATTTTCGCAGGATTGTTTAACCGCAGATACGAAGGGACACCGACAGCCGGTGCTGTCAAAATTCCATACCGTGCAGAAGCAACTATTGGCGATTACAACAGAGCTACTGGTGGCTCATTAAATGCAGTAGAAACCAATTTCAAAACA